GACCCATCCGAGAGAACGATAATACTCGTACGCCGCCAAGTGGCATACGGCTGCGAACACGACGCACTGCGTCGGGAAGCAGACCGCCGACCCCATTGGCGCAAACTTGTGGACCGACTGGACGGTGCCGTCAGGCAGTTTAATGCTCGACGTTCTCGTCTGGTTCATGGGTAACAACCACTTGCGTGGGAAAATACCCTTTACAAGTTCATAAGAGACTGTGTCGCTAGCAGAGCTCAAGTCAATCGTATCGAGCTGCCCGAAGGCAGATCCGACACGAGCAGCTTCCTGATTCCGGGTTTGATCCTGGAGGTCAGAAATGGTGCTCATAGGGCCCTTTTTGAAGGCGTCTACGAACATGGCCAATAAGCCTTGCTGGCTGAACATATTGCGATTCGGCTCCATCGCAATACTGCGCGTTTTCGTGTTGTCTTTAGGGACATCCTTATAGCGCGCGCTAGATCTCTTGCACGATACAACCTGACGAAGAGGTTCTGGTTGAGCGAGTCCCAGCGCCTCTTTGACCATAGGAATGCCGGATGGCATTCTTCTGAGAAACCAGCCTATCGGGGCATCAATCGCTAGGTCAAGAGACTTCGCAATCTTACCACGTATACCGTTCTCAGCCACAGACCCGTTTCCGAACTTCGGTCTCATCGACTCGTAGTCCGGATCCGGAAGCAGCCAGCGAACGAGTACCCGCAGTTGCGAGAGCATTTGCGGATCGTAGCTGAGTTTCGACAACTTCTCCTCTATATCGAGCCATCCGCGTAAGGCGGCTTGCTCTAGCTCCGGGTTCACATACTCCGTCTTTTTCAAGAAACGGAGGAAGCCTAGTATATAGGCCATGAGCTCGGGATCACCAGTCCTAAACCAAACGATATACTCCGCAGCAATCGGGGTCCTGAGCATTTCTGTCAGGAACTCGCCGCGCGGTCGTTGGGTAGTGCACCCTTTAAGGAGTGCATCGGACAAAGTGGAGTAACGACGCAGAAGATCCGAGATCTCAGTACCAAAAAGTTCATTCGTGAACTTCCGGTATACAGACCAAGGCTTTGCGCCGCCACATACAAGGAGAGGTGTGTCATCTAGCAGGGAGAGCCATGCGCAGTACGCACGCGCGATGCGTGCCGAATTTGTACTGTCGCATACTCCGAGTGCCGAAAGATAGCTTCCAGAGATGTACAACTCAATCCCTGGTCGCCGACCACGTGGATGCAGGAGAACCCTAGCAGCCACAGAATACGCTTAACGGAGGTCAGTGACCCCCAAAGCGAGCGTCTGGAGCTTGCCCCACGAAGCATTACCCGTGCCGCTGTCAAAAGCGGTCGCGAGGATGTCCAGGGCGGTGAGCAGAAGAGACCCGTGCGTATTCGGATCGATGCCGCTTGAGTCGGCGTTGATGTAGACACCAACTTCAAAGTCTCTCATCGAGATCTTAGTTGGTACCACGTCCGCGTCCTCATAGCGAAGACGGCCTTTAATGCGAACCGTGTTGCCGGATCCGCCGTTCCCTTTGGGGGACGTCTGGACTTCGACACGAACATGGTTCTCGTAGGGGTCGATCTTACTGACATAGATCGAGGTCTGTGACCCGGATTTCGGATCAGTGATGGTATCCTTGAACTGAAGCGAATTGCCAAAGTTCAGGACCGGAACTGACGCATTCTTGGTCGGGGTAGTAATACCGCCGATAAGAGGCAGTCCGGCGAGGTAGTATGCCATGGTTTCAACCTTTCGTTGAAATACAACCGCTTAACGCGGAGGGGTCGATTCGCGCAGCACAACGCCGCGCGACGTACGCACGCATCCCACAGTTCGAAAGCCGTAGTACATGCAAATGCTCTTATACTGATGCGACATGGTGACCGATCGAAAGACCGATCCTATGACAATCAAGTCATAGTAGCGCTTCTTAAGGCGCTGACATAGCCACTGACGATACGGGGCGATAGGCATGACGGATTCCTTTCCATAAGTGCGCACGTGGTATCTGCACTAGCGTAGAAGCTGGTACAGAAGAGCAGCGAGAATCCCCTTATCGGGGTCACTGGTGACATGAAGCAAATCTAAGCCGCCATCGTAAAGGGGCGGTGTCCGGTCCGTGAGGACTCGGTCAAAGTAGACAAGCTTAACGTCGTCTGGATTTTCGCAGAAGCGGTAGCTCCCGCACACTGGGCTGAGATGGGAGGTGATCGTCGTTGAGTAGATCGCGTAGTTGTGCCGGAAGGCCAATTGCAAGATCTGCGTATCGACGGTCTTGATCCTATCCTTTGCGTGTGTGAACCAATCAGCAACGAAGCTGAAGGGTATTATCTCCCATATTCGGGAGAGCGTCGGCAAG